GACTATGTAATTTGAGGAAACATATCTGCCCTTTGTGTAGCGCAGATTATCAAAATAATTGCGATTTGCAATAGCTGTGCTTCCAGGGTTTCCGGTGTAATGCACAGCTATTTTTGTTGTGGTTTTACGCTTGCTTCCTGGTCGTGAATATTGGTTTATTGTCAAAAACTTATCCTCTATAATCATTTTATAATCAATCCTTTCTGCTATTTTATTTCACAAACAACATTAGATGATACCTTACAAAACGTCTTGCCTGATACGGTAAACAGGGCAGGCGGGGCGGATATCCCTCCATCAACTGTGTAAACTGATTTACACGCATAACCAGATGCAGGTGCAGAATATTTTGACATAATACAGCTGTCGGAGTAACCGATATTGTCGCCGCGATAATACACTGCAGGGTTTAGTGCCTGATTATAGTCAGATGTGCCGTCTGATGTCCTCAATCCAGAACTAGCCAGCACACCAAAAACCATTGTTTTTACTGTTGTACCGCCGAACACAACCGCCTTATGCTGTCCTGTGAGGTATGGACTGCTTCCTATTCCAATAAAAATATTGTCACTGTCGGAATAAACAGACAGCTTAAAATCTACGGCATAAGCGCTGTGGCTAGGTGCCATAAGGCTTTGTGACGATTGGGTTTTAAAGATTTGTGCCATAGTTAAAACTGTTGTACTTATGGTTATAGTCACCGGATACGCCGTTATATTGTCCGCCTTTGGTGTCAGCGTAAGCTTGCGGTTAGTGTCGTCTGCCGTGACAGTATACCACGCTGTTATGTCCTCATCGGCGGTAATGTGTTCTTTCCATGCGCTGTAATATGTGTCTATTGTGCGTGTAGTCAGTGCAGCAGTCGGGTAATAAGATTTTATCATGATTGTGATACCTCCTCAATAATTCCCTCAATGGGGGTTTCGGTTGCTCCGGTTAGTCCGACAAGCCCGAAAACAGTTTCATTTCTGCTGTTTCGGGCGGACTTAAAAGGGCTTATTACCGTATCCGACGCATCTATCTGCACCGTCACTGCAGTATCTGCCGCAAATGCATAAACCGCATTAACAGGCACAGAACGTATGCAGGCAGTGTCTCCGCCGGGGACAGCAATAACGCCGTCATCACCTGCTGAGCCTCCGGATGTCATCGACAGATATGCTGTATCAGCGCTTAAGTTTTTAGCGTGAAAGTAGCTCCAGTTATCAGAAAAAACAAACTTAGTTTCTTCCGTCAGCACTGCCGTTGCAGTGTGGTGTCCTCCGCTTATTGTTTTTGTAATCATATTTTCCTCCTTATGTTTTTGGGTATAAAACAGGGCAATTGCCAATATTAAGCGTTGCCCCATCAGCGTGTGTAACTTTAGTTAAACTAAAATTGTCGTTCAGTGCTGCGTTTGTAAGCAATGGGGCGTTAATTTCTCGCAGCACATAACACCCTGCTATTTGAGCTGTTGTGCATTTGGGTAAATCGAGTTTTTTTATGCTATGGCACCAATAGATATTAACGCTTGTTGCTTCGGATAAGTCGATTTCTTCCACGCTAAAACAATTCTGTAAACCCGACAAAGTAACCAATTTTGTTGGTGTAGTTATTTTTTTTAAAGCGTATGCGTCTGCTATGCTTGGGCATATTGTAATATTAGGTAATTGTATCTGATGTACAGATGATGAGCTAACATACTGTTCAGGGTAAACTGTTTCTGCTCCATATGCCAATGCTAGTACAAATGGACTAGCAACGATTGGTCGACCGGTGTAGACTGGAGCAAAAGTAACTCCACCAAACAATGACGGATTTTCCATAGTGACTTTAATCAGGAACTGCTCCATTCCGCTGTCGACTAGATGTCCTGTGCCGTCAACGTATATATGTCCCACCGTCCCTGATGTTATAACTGTAGTTACACCATCGCCCCAATCAATTGTGCCTACACTGCCAGTTATATAATTTTCAAATACCACAGCTCCATATTTAGATGTCCCAAGCGATATCGTCCCCACGCAATAAACCTCATTGCTTGCAGGACTGGGCATCTGAATCCAGTCAGCAGGATAAGTCCATTTATCACCCCCTCCCGGATCTAATGTGAAAAGCTCATTAATTGCCCCTGCGACATCTTGCGATGTTGTTAGCAGGGGAGTGTCAGTTGTTACTTTGCCTGTGACATGCACTCTCGGATAATCGAGCATATATCCCTTTTCATCCGTTGCAGGGTCATAAAATCCGCCCTGTTCTCCTGCTACTTCATTCGCCATAGTCACTCACCTCACACATATTTATTTTTATCAACATAGGTTACGATTTTACCGTCAGGGTTAATCTGTATACCGCCCCTGCGTTCTCCGAAAGCAATACGGTTTAAAATATCCCTCTTGAGTTGACCCGAGTAATCAAATTCATCCTCTGAAACCTCGTTGCTGCTCAATGTCGCATATATTCCCGAGCCTGTAATGCTTATTGCCGTATTGTTGCAAATCCTTGTTTCACCGTCGGCAAAATCAATAGCAGTGTCAAAAGTCGGGCAGACATCAAGCAAAGCCTTGTCACAGCTCCATGCGTTGTAGGTGTATTCCTCGACGACATCTCCGACAGCTCCTGCAAGCTCTGCCGATACCATAGGAGTATCAATTTTAATTGTGTTTGATGCGCTCCCTGCCTGCCCGTAAGACGTATCACCGTTGCCCGTCATATAGAGGTTGGATATCGGTCCTTTTGTGCCGCCGTTCACAACAGCAGTATGCTTTACCGCAGGCACACCGCTTAAATACGGGGATGTTCCAAAAGGCTTAAATATAAGATTGTTGTTATAAGTAAACCAATAACCGCCGCATGCTGTGGCAACCATTGACAGGATATCGGAGCATTGTCGCTTGTAGGTCTGCTCTTTTTTTAGTTTAGGTATAGCCTCAATTGCTTTCGTGCCAAGAAACATTGCGCCGCTGGTAAAGCCGCATTGGCTTGCAATATCGTTTAATACCGATACTGTCAGTATCTCGCCGCTGCTGTCGTACGCAGTATCAGCTATAGCGTACATCTGGTCGGTAAACATCATTTTGTCAACGCAGGACAGCACAACAGCTTTACCGTTACTGCTCCTGCCAGACAGATAAAATGTCGGGAATTCTATTGCCGAATTGCTTGTGCATGTCAGCACAACCTCCGCTGAACTGCTTGCTCCCCCGAAATCAGAAGAGGGAATTGCAACGCTGAATGTCGCTGTACAAAGTCCGCTCAGCCCCAGTCCGTCAACCGCAAATGACATGCGCATATCTCCAAAGGTTTCATACTCTGCCCCATCAATTTCAAGCTTGTATGTATAGCTAAAGACCGTCCGTCAGCGGTGTGACGGTTTTACTTTTCAGCGTGAGGGATATCTCCCATAATTCTTCATCATATCCAGTGATACAAGTAGGCTCATACTGAGTACATATAAAATCATCCTGCGCCGGCAATGGATTCGTGTAGAACAATTCAAAAGTTTCCTTGTGAATTTCTGCGGAAATATCTTCCGCAACAGATGTTGGAACATCAACAAGGCGCATTTTAATAGTATTTTTGCGCCCTAAGTACGCCCCTATCTCTGTGCCGTCATAATTTGTAAAGCTGTTGCTTGTATCTTCTACAAGCTCCGATGATAAACTATAGTCACCGTCCTGCAAGTATACATCTAACGGAATAGTGCCGATTGATACGCTTATTGACATATCACTGCCCCCTTTGCCTGTTAAATTTTTGTTGATATCTTGTAGTAGACACCGCTATTTTTTCTCCATCTAAATTGGTTTGTGCTGTCAAGTCAATATTTAAATTGAAATTTTCACTCGCAGTCGATTTTGTTGTTCCTGCTGTGGAATAACTAGCCGTGTTAGCTGTCATAGCCGTTGCTGTGCTTGCTCGTTCTGCCTGAACTCCTGCTGTCATTTTCAGCGACAAATCAGCCATAGCCTGATTAAATCCCTCTGTAAACTGTTGCCCTGCCGTTAAACCTAAAGCCGCCATATCTGCTTCACTAAGTGATGTCTTTACCGCTTCATCAAGGTTAATGCCCTCAATAGCTGTCTGTGCTGTTTCGGTGTGATTTTCAAAGTATTTCGATACGCTTTCAAAGGAGTTTTCGTCAAGTCCTGTTATGCCGTTAACAAACGCTTGCACACTGTCGGCTCCTGCTTGCTGTGCAATTTCGGGCATTGCGTTTAAGTCGGTTTCAAGCTCTGCAAAAAAGCCTTTTTCAATAGACTCTAACTCGTCAGCATATAAACCCTTTGACAATTCAGCGGCAGCCTGTTCACGCTGATTATAAAGCTCGTTAATCTTTGCAAATTTTTCGTTTGACATATCATCTAAATAATCCGCAAAATTAGAGCCTTGTTCAAAGCCCATTCCTGTGATTTCTGATAATAATGCCTGACTTGCACCCTGTTCCTTTAAACGAGTAATATCGGCGTTGTAGTCCTCCATAGCTTTGATTTGCTTGTTGATATCCTCGACTGCATATGTAGTTTTTTCTTTGCCGTTTTTGTCCTTTTCAGTTGTAACGGTAAACACATCACCTACATCAAGCAGTTTTGATTTATAATCATCTGCATAGCTGTTTACGGTGTCATACTGTGCCTTATATTCTGCTATTGTCTGATTAATGCTCTCTTTGGCAATGTCAAGCTGTTTCTTAAAGTTATCTTTTATAATGTCAAGCTGTTTTTGCTTTTCTGCTTTAATTTCAGCGGTAAGTTTTTCCTGCGCTTCCTCCTGCTTTTTAGCTATTTCCTCCGCTTGCCTTATGCTGTCGGCAGCAAAATTTTGTTCCATGCCTTTGATATCTTCAAAGTAGTTCCAATGGTCTTTGTTGCTTTCGTCACCGTATTTCTGCCATGCTTCAAGGCGTTTTGCATATAGTTCTTCTTCGGAGGATATAGCGCCTGTTGCATAATCGTGGTTAATTTGCTCCCATGCGGTTTTGAGGTTTTCTGTGTTAGTTGTGATTGCTTCGGTTGCTTGTTTTCCTAAGGTAGCAAGTCCGTTTCCAACATTGCCAAAAATAGTATTGACTTGCGTAATTGCGGTTGTCGCAATATCCATAGCCTTGTCAGACTGCCCTTGCATATATGTAAGGGTTTCTTCGTTTTTGGCTTTAAGCTCTGCCTGTGCTTCTTCAAGTGCCTTTTCTGCCTCTGCTTGCTGTTTTCGCATTTCGTCAGATATTCCGTATTCGTTGCCGAAAATATCTTTATAGTATTGTTCCGAACCCCATTTCTGCCAATATTTATTCCATTCATCGCCGAAATCTTCAAGAGCTAAGAATATCCCTGCAAGAATAGCACTGCCAATTTCAACGCCGATATTACCAAACGTTTCTTTATCGTCCATTGTATTCCCAAATTCGTCTTTGGTCTGTGTCGCCATTTCATTAGCCGAAATAATTAGCTGCCCTACGCCCTCAACAAGAGCTTTTGCAATTTTCATTATGATTTCGGGTACGGCTTCAATTAGTATTGGCGTGGCTTTGATTAAGCCCTGCATTAGTCCGTCAAGCAAATTCATGCCTGCTTCGACAATATCGTCAATATTATCTGTAAGAATTGTTGTAATCGTGTCTATAACATCATTAATAACCTTTGGTATCAAATCGGGCATAGCTTCACCCAAGCTGTCAACAACGCCCCTTGCAATACTTAAAACAGCTTGCAGGAGTTCGGGCAGCATACCAGTTAAACCACTTGTAAGGCTGACAGCTATTGCAGTAATGCCCTGTGCTATTGTATCAGCATTATCTACAAGAGAATTTACAAGTCCCTCGATTATTGACATTGCCGCTTCTGCAACATCAGGAACGGCAGCAGTAATTTTCGTAACGATATCACCGAGAACATCGCCGACTGCACTTGTCAAGCCGTCAATACCGCCTGTTTCGTAAGCTGTGCCAAGCTGTTGTATCATACCGTTAATCTCTGTAACGGTGTCTGTAACCATTGGCAGGAGGTCTGTGCCGATTGTAGCAGCAACATCAGAAACGTTTGTCTGTACAGTTCTAAGCTGATTTGCAAGGCTTGGAAACGTATTTGCAAAATCCCCCTGCATACCAACGGTTTGTGACATTAAGTAGTTATATCTTAACGTTACTTGTTCAGCCTGTGTCATTGCACTGTAAGCTGTTTCTATTCCTTGTGCCATTGCATAAGCTTCAAGATTTGTAACAGACATATTAACGCCTATTGCTTTGAGTGGCTCTGTTTCCCCCATAATCCCTGAACGAATTTTTTCAAAAGCTTCCTCAGTCTTAAGGTTTTTAAAACTTGCCATATCTCCTGCAAGCCCTGACAATGACATTGACATAGCCGTTACTTCATCACTTGCAAGCCCTGACGTTTTCAACAGTGAACCCATTGTACCGTTAAATTCTTTTGCTTGTAATTTTGCAATTCCGAATTTTTCTCCTGCTGTTTCTGCCCATTCGTCAATAACTCCTGCATTATCCCCAAAAGTAACATCAACAACATTCTGTACTTCCGTTAAATCACTTGCAAGCCCAACAGCGTATGTTCCTGCGGCTGTGAGTGCTGTTCCTGCTGCGGCGGCTGCTGTTGTAACTGCCGTAAGCCCTGTTTTGGCTATGCTTGCAAATCGTGATATCCCTGTGCTGTCAATCTGCGTATCAAAAATCAAACTTCCGTCTGCCAAATTTTCACCCCCTCATCTTCTTAAACTTATCAGCCATATACTGCTCCGACAAATACAAAGGCAGTTTATAAGCTTTCTGCATGTCACTGTAAAATCGTTTCATGCTGTCGGACATATCCTTTGTTTCCGTTGCTCTATAACTCATAATTTCAGTAAATTTACAGTCATGCAAGGCTCTGAATAATGCTCTAAACCTCCACCAGTGCATATAATCAACGCTTAATAGGTCAACACCGTAACACTGCATGAATGCCGAATAAATATAATCATCATCGTATCGGAACGAGTAAACCTCTTTATCTTTGCTTTTCCCTTTGTTTTCCTTAAAATCCTTACCCCCACGATAAAACCACAACATAAACTCCGTTGCTTCGTTGATATCCTGCGGAACGGTCGGGAATATCATCTGTAAAGCTACTGGGATTTTGATTTCTTCTCTTAAATCCTTATCGCACATCAGCATTTCAAAGCGTATCCATTCCCTAAAATCCGTATGGAATGGAACACCATTGTAATTTGTGGGTAATTCTTGATTGAAAATCATTTTATTTCAGGGGTAGGGGAGTATTCTTTTTCAATGATTTCCTTTTCTTTACCGTCAACAGCGTTTTTAAGGAAATTCCAAAAAGCAAGCATTTCATCAAATGCAGTGTCTTCAACGTTAGGATAAATGCGGTCTGCTTCCTCTTTTCCGATAAATAAAGCAATACCGTTTTTCAGCTTTTCAGCAACCTCAACAACATCTGTAACGCCCTTGAATGATAAAGCAACCTCTACAAGCTGTTTATTAAATTTAGTTGTCTTGATAGGGAGTGTATATTTCTTTCCATAAGCTTCAATTTCAATAGGTTTTCTTGTATAATCAAATGATTTCATGTAATCATATCCTTTCAAAGTTAAAGGGGCGTTTTACCGCCCCTATGTATTAGGTTTCTGTGAATGTGCCTGTGGTTGGATTGAATGTGCCTGATACTTCCGTACCCCAAGAGTTGAAATTACCCTTGATAATCATATCGTCATCGTCATCAAGGCTTGATACCTCAACAGTAGCGGCAATCTTTCTTGCAGGATAAGCATCCGAAACAGCTGTCGCAAATTCGTCCGCTACAATAAGCGTTACACGTGCGTTTGAGCCTGTTTTTCTACCCTTTGCAATGTCATAAACCTTTGCAATTGCAGGATCATTAAATGCAAGCATAGCTTCAAATGCAAACTGTGGCTTGTACGATGTAATACTGGTTGATGATGTGGAGTTGTTGATAAACTTACGCTCTTTGGTCTGTGCTGACGGACTTTCCGTGAATGTAGTCCAATACTCTCCCATCTGATAATAGGCGCCTGATGTAATTTCCATGTACGGCTTAATCTCCGTACGCTGTGCAACAGCCGAAAGATTAATACCGCTTGTAAGTGTAAACATTGACATAAAATAACTACCTCCTGTTATAAATTAGTTTAAATTGCAATTGATAAAGTCCTGATTTTCCGTTTTTGTCAAGCTCAAATAAAAAACCGTTCTCGGCTGTAATCTTTGTTGGAGTACAGCCTGACGGCATTTCAGGGAAATTCTTTAATTTTGTTTGGGTATCACACCACGCTTGCAACCTCTCTATAAATTCACTGTTTGAGAGGTTTTCAGCTGCTGACACTGTGAATTTACGTACTTGCAAAGCAAAAGCGTACTGCCGCTTACCATTCCCACCGCCCGAAATAAAACCCTTAAGCAATTGATCACCGTCTGGAACAATACCGTAATTCTGTTTGGTTTCGTCCGTCCAGTCAATATTTTTTTCGCTTATAGGGATTTCAGACAGTAAAGGGCAGCTTGAAAGATACGCCCTAACTCCGCTTATAATCGTTGTTACTGCCATATTAACGCCCCCTCATTACTCGCCTAGCACCGTTGAGAATACGTTCAAGATATACCGACTTCATGCGCTCAAACCACATACGCCCTCTCAAGCCGCCGGAAGCTGTGCCGTTTGTTCCTCGTCCTGCGTTTTCGTAATAGTTTTTTCTTGCGTATGGAGTGCCGTATATTACCTTACCGCTTCCAAAAACAGTACCGATAGCCTTTTTAAGCGTACCAGTGCGCATAGGTACATATTTACTTGATAACCGTACAACCTCGTTATCAATATATGTCTGTACTCTGCCGCCCCTCTGTAAACCTCTCTCGGCTAATATCTGAGCAGTAGGATTAATGCGTATTCTCATTATTTCGCCCCTATCTGAATGTGATTTAGGCTTGCAGAATAGTTCTTGTAGCTCACTGATGTAATCAATAAGGCGTTGTGCAGATCCGTTTCAGTACCTTTAGCTATATATCCGCCTTTTTCAACGGCTATTGAGGTACTGGGGATATAAATAGTTGCACTGTCTGCATTTTCAGCACCGTATTTCTTCACCTCAATACCCTCTATATCCTGCCACATACAAGCAGAAACATAGGTTGTGCTGCCGTCTGCATGGATAATTGTACAATCGGTATTAGTCCGCATAGTCAACACCCCTATACAATAAGCCAGTATGCGCAAGATACCTCTTAGCGCTCATTTGCATTGATTTTTCCTGTTGCGCTGTTGAACTGCTTGCATAGCTTACGGAATAGTCTCCGATACGCTCACTTGATACGGTGCCATTAGAGGATTGTTCTGCATTATAATTGCTTTCAGCACATAAACAACAAGCTTTTTTAATAAGCGTTAATGTGCTTGTGTCAGTAACGCTTGCAGCCTGTCCGAATGTTACGTTATCGATATAATCGCTTGCAAGTCCAGCGTAATAATTCCATTTGTCGGCGGTAATTTTCGTACCGCCGAATGTTGTGGAATAAAATGTGTAATCTGCGTAAGGCATTAGTCAGCCTCCTATTCTGCCGCCATAATTCCTGCACTTGTCATTGATGTAACAAGAGAGTTGTGAGCAGTTATAACATCTGCAAGAGTAGCGGAGGAAGTAAGCGTTGACAGATTGATTGACTGTTTTACCATTCCTGCTGTTGTTGTATCTGCGGTTACTTCTCCGATATTATCGTTAATATCGGAGATAGCTTCGCCTATATCGTCAGCTGTTGAGGTTACCCCTGTGAGAGTTGCGCAAAGGTCACGCAATTTCTGCAATACATCCATTATTACACCGCCTTAAGCCAATGTAATGGACTTTGTAACAGCAGAACTTACAACGGTAACAGTATCGTTGACTGTTGTATAGCCTGTCTTTTTAATCTTCGCAGGGTATGTTCCAGCACGGAGGTTAAACACGGCCTGTCCGCTTGCATTTGTAAGGAGCTTAGAGCCATTTACATCAATGCTTGCGCCCCCAATTGCAGTACTGTCACCGTCAACAACAGTAAACGTAACTGTCTTTGTTGTAACTGGTGTTGCTGGTTCAAGATATGCAAAAGCACAGCCTATGCGGTTTTCGTCAAGTCTTGAAACAGGGTTAGGAACAGCCCAGCCCATACGGAAAGTTACTCTGAGAGCAATCATATCCTGTTGCGCAAGGTTATACATGATTTCCTTTGTGGTAGGATCCTGAATTACACCCTGATCAAGTATCTTAACCTGAATATCCTGCCTGATTGCATAAACAGCCTGTGAGAAGTCGCCGACAATCATCTGCGCAATAGATGAATCAAATGCGCCGTTGTCAGGGAACGCCATAGGAACACCGTCAAGAGCGTATGCAGTAGAACCCTGCATATTCGTGCTGAATATCGGTCTGCCTATGCCGTCTTTAATTCCACGTAAGGAAGCTTTCATTGTCTTAGCAGATACAACGCCTGAAACGTCATATCCATAAGCTTCAACCTTGCCAAATAAACCGTTTTCTCCTAGCAGTTTATCAAAATACTGGTCACTGCTTGCAGGAGCTGAAACATTATTCCCCGCCTGTCTTGCAAGAGTAACAATATCATTCTGCCAATCTGACGGACGATTAACGCCGAACATGATAGCGCTGTCAATTCTCTGTCCGATTGCTTCGTTTACTCTCGGAGTAACTTCTCCAAAAATATCAAACTCAGCGTCATCGAGAACAGCTTCGGGAATAGGTACAATTACAGCCAATTCGGCGGCAGTAAGATACACATTATCCCATGCTTGTCTTGATGTCTGCTTCATTCCTGTGTCGCCGTCAACCCAGTAAGCCATAGGGAGAAGATCAAGAACACGAATTCTTGTCTGTTTTGATGTCATGTTAGGCAGCTTCTTTGCCAATGACATAAAAGCGGACTGCTTCGGTGTGTCCTGAAAAATTGACTGGATAACCTGTTCACGGATAATCGCTTCTGCGTTTTCTCTTGAAATAATACTAGTTGCCATAATTTAAATCAATCCTTTCTTAAAAAACTGCGTATAGCAGCATTGGCTTCATTTGTTTTCTTGTCTGCGGCAGCTGTTGCCACATTGGTATTAGTTGCACCTGTGAACTTAACTGGTGGTGTATCGTCCTCAAACAGATATGCATTATCTTTCTTAATGCTTTCAAGCTGTTCTTTTAAACCTATAATGTTTTCACCATCATGCTTTAAGCCGTCCATATTAAGCAAAGCAGAAACAGCCTTGATATTCTTAGCCTTAGCGCCAGTTAAAGCACCGTTAAGAGCGTGATTAAACTGCATATCGGCTTTTTCTTTTGCAAGCTTTTCCGTATCGGTTTTATATTTTGTCTGCAAGTCTGTAAGCTGTTTCTGATAATCGTCCGCTGTTGCTTTTGAGGTTTTTAAGGTTTCGATATCCTTGTCCCTGTCAGCAAGCTGCTGTTTCAGCGTTTCATAATCTGAAAACTTTGACTTTGCGTTTTCAATATCAGAGCCGTTAAGCGCAAGTATCTTTTTGGCAGTTTCTTCATCAATACCAAGTTCGGTAAGCTGTTCTTTTTTCAATGTAAATCCCTCCTCAAATACGCTTTTTACGTGGTTGCTTCACTTTTCTTGATAGTTTTACGCCGTTCCGGGCATAAAAATAAAGCGTTAACGTACGCTTTGGACGAGATAACGGATCACCCCTTTCTAAAGATTATTGGATAACTTTAAACGTGTGGTAATCGTTGTAATCATCTCCTTTCAGGCATAATAAAACCGCCTTTTTATGGGCGGTTAAATGTTATTGTCTATCTTCAAAAAAGTTTTTCCAGTACGGATTTTCTTTATCAAAGATTCCTTTTTCTTCTTTGCTCAAATTATGGGGGTAATCTGCAAACATATTATATATTTTCTTTTTGTCAAAGCTGAACAAAAACTCCCCGACACTTTCCAAATCGTCAGCCCACCATATTTTATCGTTTTTACTTTTTTTATAAAAATCACTTAACATATCCGCTCACCCCTTTAATTTGATTATCTGCCGATGTGTTCATGTAGCCGAGTATCTTTCTAAACTCGTCATTTCCTTTTAAAGTGTCGCAATCAATTAATACAACTGTTGTATTATATTTATACCCCAATGCTGTTCGTGATTTTGTTGCACCAAAACGCCTGCTCAAAACATTGCCTGTCAATGGTTTGAAGCCGTTGCTTGTTGCGGATTGCAGCTCAAGATATTCATATCCTGATTGCTTTGTCGCTCTGACAATAGCGGCATGTTTGCCAACAGCTAAATAATATTCTTTGTCCCAATCAACGGTTTTCAACATGTTTACGGTTTCTTTTATTTCATTGCTTACGCTTACAATTTGGCTATTGACTCCGTCTAACTTTGCTATACTCTCAATATTTTGCCATTTTGAGAAAAATTCACGGCTTTTACCATCTCTAAAGTCAAGTACATCAAGTCCGTTTTTATTACCAGCATAAGCAAACGCAAGAGAAGAACAAGAGCCTTTTGTTTTGTCGCCACCACCCAACCTTTGTATTATTTCTTGTGTGTCAAGCTGTTTGGATAATTTTTGAACATCTCGATATTCAATGCCGCTTTCTTGCAACAACTTTCTTACCTCGCACGGTTGACTTGCCTTTATTATACCACCACTATTACTGGAAGTCAATCCTTTCCTCGCCGCCGCACTTGCTTTAGCTGAAATACTCCGGTTATATCCAACCTCCTGTGTACGCTCATACTGTGTCAATAGCTTTGCTTCTTTGCTGAATTTCTCATATTCCTCTTTTTGTCTGCGTAAAAGGATAGATTTTTCAGTAAGCTTGTCCTTATCCCCTGAACTGTCTGCTCCGATAATATCACGCTTAGTCTTTCGCATAGCTGTTTCCATTTGCCGTTGTTTCTGTGTACGTTGGTAATAATCATATTTTTTACCGTTGTATTCAATCGGCGGTGGGTCAATGTTGTCAAGCTCCTCCTGCGTGTATGCAGGAACGCTTATATCGGGAATAACTGCGTAGAAGTCATGTCTACAGTTCCATCCGCATAAGCCTGCTCCCTCACCGTATTTTGTAACTGTAACCAATGACGGATACTTTTTACTTGCGCCACTAAAAGAATACCATTTACCCTGCCATGCCGCATGGTCTGGTCTTGCTCCTGCATGTGCTGTAACCTCAACAATATCGGTATCAAGGTCAGACATAACTTGTTCTGATATTTTCCCTGACATCTGCGATATGCCTGTGAGAACCGCTCTCCTAGCCGCTACATCACATCTATTACGCCAACCTGTTTCATAGTCAATGAACTGCAAACCATTCTCTGTAAGCTTACTGACAGCCGTTCTGGTTGCGGTATTATAATCAAATGCCCCTGACATAACTTGCATTTGAGCAGTATCAAGTATTTTCTGATAAGTCTTAGCAATCGGTAAAAATACTCTCTCACCGTTTTCAATAACCGCAAAACCCATTGACCGAGTGAAGTTTACAAGCTCTTGCTGTGTCTGCTTTGCTCCTGCGGCTATTAACTGCTGATAATAAGCGTTCTCCGCAAGAGGAACAAAAGGCGTTCCTGTTTTCAGATAAACATCTTCATAGAACTCTGTGCTTGTCTGTGCGGCATCAAAAAACATCTGATTTACTGCTGTTTCAGATAATCCTGTGTAATCGGCAATAGCTTTTTCAATAAATTCATTAGCCGCCCCAAACTCTTTAAGCCGTAATATCTGATATTCTGCTGTATCGGTGATATAACCGACTTTGGCAATCCTGCGGCAGATGTCGGATAATATAGCTTCTTCAAGGTCGAGCGTAAGCTGTTCAACCTGATAGGGTATTCCTGCAAGATATTCAGGCGTGAGCATTATGTATCACCCTCATTAAATGCATTCGGTAACATTTCAGTTGCTTGTTCTTCTGTAACTCCATATCTTTTCATAAGGTATGTTGTCGGTTTCATAAGTCCTGCGCCTGTTTCAGCAAACCAAATCTTTTGTTCGCTTTCAGTATCAACTACAAGGCTATCGTCAAATTCAAAAGATGCCTCATAACTTGATACTGTCGCAAGCTTGTAAAATTTAGCATAAAATGACATAATTTCTATTAAGTCAGTCAATGCCGATTGCAAGTTTTTTTGAATATCAACAACAGTTGAATAACTCCGCTGCTTTGACATTTTAATTTCTGTAGCCGTCTTTGCTGTGTCCTGTATCTCCGACAACGTGCCACGAGATAGTCCGCATGTTTGTTCTATCATACGGTATATTTCGTTAATGCCGTTTATGATATTTGTTTCACGTATAGCAGGGGAGAACTCGTGATAGAATCCCTCTTCATCGCTGTCTAAAGCAATATATAACCCTTTTTCGCGTTCGGGCATTTCCCATTTAACAATATTATCAACATTTGTCCGCTTTAAAGCTTCAACGCTTGCAATAATTTTCCTTTGCGCCGACTTATATTCCCATTTGAAATTGAGGTATTGCTCCTCTAAATCCTCAATAAGGCTTACTGCTTCAAAAAATGCGCTTACACCTAAAGGGCTGTCACTGTCAATGGTATTAGCAAACGGCATTTTAAAGTATGAAAATAACGGTTTCTGTAGTCCTGTCAGTGTAACCTCAGGCTGTAGCTCTGCCCACATTTCAACGCTTTCAAGCGGTATTTCATTGCCCAACAAGTCTTTGTTTGTACTTGTATATGATTTATTGCGTATCGTGTATGTAGTGCCGTTTAAATCGTGATATTCAAGCCTTGTAAGGTAGTTCCTGCCCCTTACGTGCTGTTCGACAAATACCGCTCCTGTGATTTCATTTGCGGTAAAAGCAGTAGGGTAAAACCTATCCGCATGAACATAATCAACTATGATTTTGCCGTCTGAAATATAAGGCTTGAAAACAATACCGCCCTTTGCACATGCAAACTGCGTTACTCTACGGATATCGTCAAGTACACGCTTATACTCTCCGTTTAGAAAGTCATTGCCTGTGATTTCTGATTTCATTTCAATTGTAACAAGCCTTGCCAGTTCAGATGAAACAGAATTTGCAACGTGAAGCCGTCCATATTCGGGAGTGAGCATTTCGCACCATTGTTTTATAGCCTGTTCCATTTTATTTGAAACAATTATATCAGCACCAATAACGCCGTTTTTCTGCCTTGTATTAAAAACACGATTAAAGAATGATTTCACCCATTCAAGTATTGTCAAGCTCTATTGCCCCTTTCTCTTCCAAACTGGATACATAGCGTATCTAACGCTGTCTATGCTATGATTATTTGCATCAGGATATCCGGATATAACTTCACCGTCTTTGCTGCGTTCGTATTCATATTCAATAAATTCCTTTGCTGTTCCGGGGCAACGTTCATTATCGATAATGATTGCATTAAGTGATTGCAGCCATTTCATGGAGTATTCAACACTGCCTGGTGGTTTTGAAACAGGCTTACAGTACAGTCCATAGTCTTTATAATCTCCGATAGACTTAGGCTCTGCGCTATCAGCAATAATTAAATCGCTGTAAGTGACTTTCTTTTCCTTTATAAGAGTATCAGCCGTCTGCTTGTTTGATTGCTTGTTGCAGCGGTATTCATCAAAGATATAAAGCGTTCTCCTAGCTGTATCAAAGTGCATTTTAGTCCATGCAAATACATCAGGATACCAACCCCAGTCAACACCCATATATATACGGTCAAACTGTTGTTTGATTTCATCATCAGTAATTTTACGAATAGTTACATTTTCAAAGACATTACCGCCGTTTCCTGTTGGAACACCTAGATATTCATGTTCATAAGCTTTCGGATTTGATTTCCTCAGATATTCAGCATCGTCATAGAATGCAGTTCCCAGCCATTCAGGAGGAACGCTCCTATAATCTGACTTCACAACAATTCTGTCAGGCTTGTTTTCAAGTATATATCCATTTGCCCAGTTACTCGCTGATATAGGAGGGTTGAACGATTTAAACACATAAAACTTATCGCCGCCGCGCTTAACAGACTGCTCAACGGAACGTATTTCAGCATTGCCGCCAAACTGGTCTAATTCCTCAAACCATAATATACCGATATATCCAAACTTAGGCTTTATTGACTTTGTTTTCAGCGGATCATCAAGTCCTCGAAAATATATTGTCTGCCCTGTTGGCTTGTAGACAATCTGCATAGGGGATGAGGTTGCTTTAAACTCATTGGATAAGCCCAGCATATCAATAGCCCATAGTATTTGATTGTAAACGCTGTCCTTAAGCGTATTACCGACTTTACGTAATACCAATGCGTGCATTTTTGGATTTCTCTTAATTAACAGCGGTATTTCCTCGCCGATAAAAGAGGATTTGCAAGAACCACGCCCACCAGGTAACGTGTATTCGGTGTAATCGTGGTTTTTTATATGTTTGTGCAGTTCGTGAAAATGTGGAGGAATAAGCTCCGACAACTTAATGTTAGATGTCATCTACTATCTGCACCACGCTTTCAGTATCTGTTTCTTCCAAAGGTTTATCTCTCCAACCCTTGAAATTATTTGTAAGGCTGAATTTTGCTCCCTGCACTCCGTCACGGTCAAAAAGTCTTTGTTCTGCGTATTCTTCTACGATAGACTTTGCACGCGTTATCGTGTCCAAAAACTCTTTTTTCCCTTGATAGTTTAATAATGATTGCCTAGAATTAAACCCCAAAGCAAGAGCTAATCCTGTAATTGTAGGGGGCTTTGCACCAACAACAATTGGATTTCCGTATTTATCTAAAGCAATACTCCCATCAGCGTTTTTAGCAGGTTTTCCCTCGCATGATTTGAAATATTTTTCTATTTTTATTTGCATTTCTTTAGCATTTTTAAACATTAGCGGTCTACCCACTTCATTTTTTGCCACTCTCGCCACCTCTCTTTTTTAAAATAAATCCCCTGCCGATTAAAGCAGGGGATAAATCATCCCGCCTAAGCTGGCGAAATGCCTTGTCAGGCTTTGTAATGTTGTTGCAAAGCGAACCGCCCTATCACTGTTGCAATAAGGCGGTACACAATTTCGATTATCTGCGGTCTGGTCTATCTCTGATAAACACTGACAGGCAGATGTATTTTTATATGCTTTGCTATTTTATATAATACCACAGACTTTCGGGACATGTGGGACAACTTTAATTCTTACACAAATACCTGTAAACTGCTTTCTTAATGCTATCCTCCGTATTCCCTCCGCCGACAATGTCCGCAACAGTATTCCACTTGTACCCGCCAATAAACCGCAGGCTAAAAATCTGCCGTATCTGACTGTCGGGAATGTCGGTGATGTAATCAATCAGCTTGTCAAGCTCCTGTTCTGCACGAAGCTTGGCGGTGCAGTATTTTGTGACAATGCCCGAAGCGGAAGCAGGAATGCCTTCAAGCGTATGATTCTGCATTATGTATGGATATTCGGGAGAAGAACCCTGCACGGATACGGTTAATTTTTGCGCATTGATTTTTCGCTCAAGGTATTTGATTTCCCCGACAAGAAATCTATACTGGTTAAGTTCTTTTACTGTCAATGTGATTCCTCCTCGTTATCCTCCGGCTCAGCAAGCACAGCTTTAAGCAACAGCAGATAATTAATGCTGTCGGTAATCTTTTCTTCCCACAGCTCAGGCGGTATTGTTAAGCCAATATCATGCTGTCTGCATAAATCATATACCGATACAGTGTGCTTTGCCATCATGCCTGCAAGCGCCTGAATCGGTGTACAGCCTTCGAGAACTGCAGCAATTTTGAAATTATGCAGGCGGTCGTTGTCATCGGCGTACTGCTTAGCTTTGTCGATAAGTACGGATTTGCAGATATCAATCTGCTTTGTGATAATCTCTTCAAAGGTTTTACTGTTCATTTTTGGTTAATCCTTTCGCTTTTTACTTTTTCAATCCTTGCCTTTAAGCTGTCAATAAGCTTGTCCTGTGTAGCGCCTTTGTCCTCCAGCGCCGATATGACATCGTCATCTCTCCCGCCGCTGACAGCAAGACGGTGAATAATAACCTTTTGCGTTTGCCCCTGCCTGTGTAGCCTTTTATTCGCCTGCTGGTAAAGCTCAAGCGACCAGTTAAGCCCGAACCACACAACATGATTTCCGCCGTCCTGCAGATTAAGTCCGTAAGCACATGAGGCAGGGTGCGCAAGCAGTATGTCAATCTGCCTGTTGTTCCAGTCTGTTTCGTCCTGCGGATTATTTAGCCTGCGGACACGAAGCCCTGTCTTTGAAAGCACTGCCTCAAGCCTTGCAAGGTCATGCTGGAAGTTGTAAAATACAAGCGCAGGCTGTCCGTTCAGCTGTTCAATCAGCTCCGTAAAGGCTTCAATTTTGCAGTTATGTATTTCAATGTAATTTTTATCCGAATCATAAACAGCGCCGTTGCAAAGCTGTAAAAGCTTATTGCTTAAAGCCGCCGCTCCTGCTGCGTCAATTGTGGTTTCATCAACCTGCAGCAGCATTTCCTTTTCAAGTTCCTTGTACTGCTTACTCGCTTTGGTGTCAAGCTCCACAGGGATATCGTCAATAACAACATCGGGAAGCTGTAAATAATCTTCCGCTTTCATGCTGACACATATGTCGCCGATAAGCTGCTGAATTCTGCTGTCGGCTCCGTCTTTTGGCTTGTAGGAAAAAACCTGCTGTGAATTCCGCTGATCAGGATCGAAGTATCTTTCGCGAAAGCCTCCGATTGTTTT